ACCTCGACAACGACTGGCTCACGGAGTCGGCTAGAATTGAGGCCGAGGACATGCTTCGGACCGATCCGAAGCTGTACAAGCACATCTTCATGGGCGAACCGATAAAGGAAGTGGAGGGCGCGATCTTCGGCGATGAGTTGAAGAAGTGCGAGGAGGAAGGCCGCATATGCGGCGTGCCCTACGATCCGACGAAGCCCGTCCATACTGCGTGGGATCTGGGCTTTGGCGATCTAACCTGCATCTGGTTCGTGCAGGCGCGCGACGGTCATCTATGCTTCATCGATTACGTCTCCGACCGCGGCAAGACCATCAGCGAATATCTGATCACGCTCCGCGAGCGGCGTTACATGTACGGCGAAGACGTCCTGCCCCACGATGCCATCGACAACATCATTCACCGCAACCTGCTGGGACCCGGCGACCAGACGAATACGATTCCAAACCTGATGCGCGCCGCCGGCCGTACCGTGCGCCTGGCGCCCAAACTGCTGAAGGTTGACGCGCTCAACGCCGGCCGCACGCTGTTCGCACTCTGTCGGTTCGACGCGGCCAAGTGCGCCGATGGCATCATGGCACTGCGGCACTATCAGTGGGATCGCGAGGAAGAGAAGCCCGGAAAGCGTAAGCCCCTGCACGATCAGTACTCGCACGGAGCGGACGCCTTTCTGACCGCGGCTGTATCGATCAAGCGCGCCAGTTATGCGCCGCCGCCGGTGCCCAGCAAACCCGCAGCCCGCATGGTTGACATTTGAGGTATACTGGAATCCCTAAGTAGGGACTCTTTCGGCAGTCATCGCCCTTTCAGAGAAAGCCCAAGCGTGACCCGTGGCGTTCCGGCCCGCGAGGGGGAACGCAAGAAATAGCCCGCCGCACGTTTGAGCGCACGGCAGGCTGACATGCGACGCTAGGAGGCGTCCTCTCCCGATGCCCCGACGATTCCCTGGGCCGAGTGGAAGGCCCGCGAGATCAACCGCGTGTTTCACGAGCAGGGCCGCTCCGGCACCATCAGTCAGATCAAGGCGGCGACGGTGCGACATGGAGACGTATCTGTAAAATCGTGATATCCTTCGCCTAAATGGCAAGCCGCGTCACCGACGAATCGAAATGGATCGAAGATTCCCGCCAGCAGTTCCACGACGATAGCGAACTCGACCGCATCGACCGCGAGGAAGCTGAAGCGGACAACATCTTCGCCAACGCCTCCGACGCCAGCCTGGCACAATGGACCCCCGAGGCCAGAGCCTGGCGCGAGCGCGACGACGTACTCCTGCCGGTGCTCCAACTTAACCGCATCCCCGTCTACCTTCAGCACGTGACGAACGCGGGCCGCATGAACCGGCCCTCCATAAAAATCACACCTGGCGACGGAGGCACCGAGGAAACGGCGGAGATGCTGCAAGCCCGAATCCGCCAGATCGAGTACGAATCCGACGCGCCGACCGCATATGACACGATGCGGGATCAGCAGGTCGCGTCCGGCCGCGCGTTTGGGCGCATCACCACGGAAGAGAATAAAGGGCCGACGGGAGGCACCGTTACCGATGCCATTCAGTCCGCATTTGCAGCGAAACTGATCCAAGCGATCAACCGCACTTCGTTGCCGCCACCGATCGTCTCCGGACTGACGCAGATGATCGGCTCTTTCGTGCGCAAGATCACTCCGGCGCGGAAAAACAGACAGGTCCCGCGCATCGAGAGGATCGAGGATCAGTTCACCGTCATCTTTGGACCGCATCGCAAATATGACTCCTCGGACGCCGACCGCGTTTGGGTCACGAGGTGGATGAGCAAGGACGAATACATTCGCGACTTCGGCGAAGAGGCGTACAAGCGGCACCAGAACTTCACCGACTTCCAATATCGTGCGGAGTGGGTAGGCATCAACGAGCGGTCCGAACTTCTCCAGATCGCGGAGAAATGGGAAAAGCACTTCTCGGGTCCGGTGGGTTCCAAGGAATGCACCGCGGTGACGCAGTACATCTTCGATGGAACGCAAATCCTTAAGGAAGTGGAGTTCGTCCTGGCGGAGCTTCCAATTGTGCCTCTCTGGGGTCGTGAGGCGGTCGTGGCTGGGGTTGTTCGCCACTATTCGCTCCACAATAACGGCAAGTCGGCACAGCGTCTCATCAACCTGTACGTATCGAACACCGCCTTCCACATCGCGAAGCAGGGCAAGCAAAAATGGCTCGCCGAGTTCGGGTCGATCCCATCCAACATGGAAGACGCCTATGCCGCGAACTCTCCGAAATCGATTCTCTATTACCTCGGGTTTGACCCCGAAACGATGCGTCCGCTCGCCCCCCCAAAAGAAGGCGGCAACGAGCCCCAGATCGAGGCGCTGGCGATGGGGCTACAGCAGGCTATCGAGCTCCTGAAGGCGTCGATGGGGATTTACGACGCCTCGCTGGGACAGCGATCCAATGAAACTTCCGGCGTGGCGATCAACCGCCGAAAGGTGGAGGGCGAGGTGACGAATTACCACTTCCCCGGGAACGAGGAGCGCACACGGAAGCGAATCGGAACGCTCCTCCTCCAGATGATTTGGAGGCTCGACAAGGGCGCTACGTCCGTGACGATCCGGCACGCGAACGGAGACACCGAGCAGGTTCCTCTCGGCACGCCGTATAAACATAGGCGCACCGGAAAAATCATCACGCACGTGCTCGGCGATGAAGCAGACTACGGCGTTGAAGTGGAAAGCGGCCCGAGCTATGCCAACGCCCGAGAGCAGGCAGAGGAAGCACAGCAGGCACTCATTGGGGCGGCCCCGGAACTCCTCTTCACGGAGGTGGGCGTGAACTGGATTCGCAATTCTGGCCGGCCCGGCGCCGACGAGGATGCGGACGCGTTGGCCCGCTACATCAACATGAAAACGCCAGGGCTGATTCCCGACAAGGACGGCCCGCAGATCCCGCCGCAGGTCCAAGCTCAAATGCAGGGGCTCCAGAAGCAGCTCCAGGCGGCGACAGGATTCGCACAGCAGCTTCACCAGCAGATTCAGACGAAGCAGGTAGAGCAGCAAGGGAAACTGGATATCGAGAAAGAGCAGAGCGCGGTGAAGCTCGAAATCACGCGGATGCAAGAGGAAACGAAGCGCATCATTGCGCTCGCTACGCTCAACCAGGAGCAGGCCCTCCAGAAGCTTGACAAGGAACTGGACATCACCCAAGATAAAGTTGACCGGACGCACGAACTCCACATGCAACTCCAGCAGCAGGGACACGACGCGGCGCAGGCAGAGGCGCAGCGGCAGGCAGCGGCGGCCGGGCAACTCGCCGGGCAGGCCCATGAATCGCAGGAGTCGGAGGCTGCACGCGAAGCGGCTGCGGAACAGGCGCAGGGAGGCGAGAATGGCGCAGAATAAGCACTACTTCACCCCGGTAGGGGAACTTTCCAACGCTGACCTGGAAACGCTCTCGGAGGAGATCCGCGAAGCCTATTGCTTGGGCGGCGAGGAAGACTTCTGGACTGATGACGAAGCCGAGGAACGCTATTACGCGATGGCGCGCGAGCAGAATCGTCGCTTCCGTTTGGCGCATCCCGAGTATGAGCCGCCAGCATTGGGAGAAGTCACAAAGATGGTGCTTCTCGGAAGCCTGCAAAGTATTCTGATAGCAAAAGAAATAGACTCGGCGTACTCCTGCAAAATCGGAGATGTCGTTTCGGTGCGAAAACCTCTGCGATTCACTTCTCGCGAAGGGCGCGCATGACGGTTCAACAGGCTCTTGACGGCGGCTTCCGCTACAACCCGGCGGGAAAGCCCGAGGATCATCCGAAAGTCGGCGTAACGCTGCGCCTCCGCCATCAGTCGGACCCGAAGAAGCACGCGCTCGTCAAGATCCTCAATATGGACGAACTTGCCGCGCTGCTGGGCAATCCGCTGCAAGCGCCGCCGGTGCCACCTTTTAGCGCGGAGGAAATCGCGGATCTGAAGCGGATGGCGGCGAGTTTGGCGGAGGCGCTGAAAACCGCATGATCCCCATGACGCAGCCGCGATCCGGCAAGACCGCCGACCAGCGGGAGTTCGACCACATCCGGGCGACCACCGACCTGGACTGGGCGCCGCGAGCGGGTAGCCAAGCGCAGCGGGTCAAGCCGGGGACGTGCCTCGCGTGCGTTTATCGCGAAGGGAAGCACACCTGCAAAAGGGGAGCAAAATGGCCAAACTGACCACAAAGATGCGCTCGAAGCTGCCGACGTCCACGTTCGGAGAGTCCGGCGCGCGCAAATACCCGATGCCTGACGCCAGCCACGCGGCCAACGCCAAGGCCCGCGCCACGCAGCAGGTCGCGAAGGGGAACCTCAGCACATCGGCGGCGGCGCAGATCCGAGCGAAGGCCAATGCGGTGCTGTCGCGCGGCAAGCGCCCCAAGAACATGATCTCCGCTAAGGGCTGCTGATGCCGCGCCTGATCGATCCCCGCGAATACGCCGAGTTCGTGAGCGAGTTGGGCCACATCCCCCAGCCGGGCGAGCTCGTCTGCGTGATGCTGCGCGGCGGCGTGTGGAGCGGACGGGTTACGCCGGAGATGCACACGGAAATGGTGGAGAGGCAAGCCAAGCTGTGGGGGCTCGCGACGCCAGCGCGTTTGCATTAGGCGAAGATTTAGGGTAGTATCTGTTTTTAGTTCCGTGTTTGGCAACGGGCGCAGTACGGGGTGGAATTAAAGGAAACGCCAAGCCTTCTCCTCCGGTAACGGGGCAGAGAGTCCACCCCAGCCCAACAAGTGATCTTTGAAATCGTGAGTTTCCCCGGCTAGCTACCGGGGGAGTTACAAACCGGGGAGCAGCTTTCTAGAAAGGGCGGCTCCGACCTTTGGTCCCTAACAGCGATGTGGGATCGGGGTCGGACCGCCCTTTCTGCTTCCCCGGCCACTTTTTAAGAAAAGGGAGTTCTCATGGCCAAGGCCGGATCGATCGTGATATTTCAGCACCCCAAAACCAGCGACGGGCATTCCTGCTCGCCTGCCATCGTCCAGAGTATGTCTCCGGACGGGAAAGCGCTGCTGCACGTATTCGCACCTGGAGACGTTCTCCTGAGACGCAATGTTAAGCAGGGCTCCAATGACGGCGAGTGGCGTGAACTGGATCAGCCGGAGGCGGCCAGCCCCGCCCCGCAGACCCTGACCGAGGCCGCGGCCGAAGCCAGCGGAAATGCGCCGGCGTAAAGATTTCCGAGTGCCCAGCGGTGGGCCTTATTCGCCGCGGAGGTAACCGATGGTAACCGAACTCACCGACCCGACGTTCCAGGACATCGCCGATTTGGCGACGAAGATCAACGCCGAGGAAGGCACCACTCCATCACCCGAACCCAAGGCGCCGCGCACCAAGCCCGACGCTAAGGAAAAACCCAAGGAAGCGGCCCCGGAAACCGCACGCGAACCGCAGCAGGAAGAAGTTGACGACGAGCCGCTCCCGGAAGGTGTTCGGAAGCGAATCGAGCAAGAGACAAAGAAGGCAGCGCGAATCCAGGCGGAGATTGACAAGGCCGTTTCCAACCGGAAGGCCAAAGAAGCAGAATTAGCGTCCCTCAAAGGCAAACAGGGCTCGGAACCCGAAAAACAAACCGCGCCGAAGAAGGACGAACGACCGACACCTCCCGACCTGGCCACATTCCCCGGCACGCTGGCCGAATTCAATGAAGCGCAGCGCAAGTACATGGCCGACATGGAGAAATACCTGGAAGGCCAGACACGCGCGACTGTACAGAAGGAATTCGACGAGCGAAACGCACGGGAATCTCGCGAACGCGCTTGGAAGGAATCGGAAGCGGTCCTGGTGAAGGCCGGAACCCTGAAGGCGGGCGAATTCGCCCCGCTGATGGACGCCCTCGCTCAGGAACTGCCGATCGATCTCCAGCGGGCCGTCTCGGCGCTCGATGATTGGGCCACCGTGGCCGTGCATCTCGCTCAAAACGATGACGTGCGAGCGGAACTGATCGAGTCCTTCAAGGCGGATCGGTTGCGGACCATTGCCAAGCTCGGAAAACTCGAAGACAAACTCTCTCCTGCCGCAAAGACAGCAAAACCCGACGAAGACGAGGAAGAAGAAACACTACCACCTCCGGCGAGGGCCATTGGTGGAGCAGCCCGTGGAGCGGTGAAAACGAAGCCGCTGCACGAGATGGTCGCGAAGAACGGCGACGTGGGAGATTTCCTCAACGAAGTAGGGCGTCAGCTGAAGGCAAGCTAACCAAGCGGTCAGCAGGCCGCACAGGAGAAGTATGGCCGACACTAACGTAATTCTGACGACCCGGACCTATGCGGGGTTGATCCTTTTCGACCTCCGCAGTAACCTCCGCATCGTGAAGAACATGACCAACTCGGTGACGCCCGAGTTTGCCAAGGGCGCCTACAAGGTGGGCGATGAAATCAAGGTGCGCCGCCCCTACCGATTCGTCGGGGGAGAGGGCATCGACTGGGACCCCGAGCCGCTCGTGGATCAGGTGACCCCGGTGACGATCAGCAAGACGCCGCACGTGCATTTCATGTGGGACAGCATCGAGAAAACGCTGTCATTGCGTGAGGCGATGCGGCTGTACTCGAAGCCCGCATCGAACCAGATCGGCGGCCGCATCAACAGCTATGGAGCGACCTGGATTTCCGATAACGCGCTCAACTCCACCGGGACTCCGGGCACGATCCCGGCGGACGAAGTCGCATATCTGACCGCGGGAGACATCCTGGCGGAAATCGGCTTGCCCGAAGACGAGATGACCACCACGGTCATCAATCGGCGGATGAGCTCGAAATTCATCAGCGGCACCAAGGGCCTGTTCAATCCGACCGAACTCGTCGCCGGGCAGTGGAAGCGCGGCGTGATCGAATCCGATCAGCTGACGACCAGCATCGTGCGCGACGAAATGATCAACCTGCATACCAACGGCACCTACAGCGGCACGCCTTTGGTGAATGGCGCGAATCAGTCGGCGGAGAACGGCAATAACGGCACGATGACGCTGAACACCGACGGCTGGACATCCGGCGCGGTGACGCTCAACGTGGGCGATCGATTCACTCTCGGCAGTTCCACGAGCGCGACCGTCGGGGGCGTCAACTCGGTTCACCCGATCACACGGCTTTCGACCGGACGCCAGCAGGTCTTCAGGGTGGTCAATCAGATCAGCGATACCACGGGCACGATCAACATGGTGATTGCGCCGGCCATCACTCCGAGCGGCCAGTATCAGAACGTGGACAGCTCGCCTGCCGACAACGCGATCATCACCGTCATCGGGACCACCGGCCTGCAATTCAAGCAGGGCATCATGATGAACGAGGACGCCTTCGCGTTCGTCAGCGTGCCGATCCACGAGCCCGAGGCGGGCATGGGTGCCAAGGTGGAGCAGTTCAAGGACCCGCAGACGGGCGTGACTCTGAGCCACATCGGGTACTACGACGGCAACACGGCGCAGGAGAAGCACAAGTTTCAGTCCCTGGTCGGATTCGGAAACTGCTATCCCGAAATGGCGTGCGTCATTCAGTCGCAGTAAGAGACAGAAAGCAAAGGAGATTAAATTCAATGAAAAACCTCAAAATCAGCCTCTTCCTCGCGGTTGTCGCGGCTATCGCAGCCTTCGGCCAGACCAATACCATCGTGCAGACGTCGCTCGCGGCGTCGATCACGCAGAGCCAGCAGACCATTTCCGTCAACAGCGCGACGGGCATTGTGGCACCGTCAACCTCGGCGGCGGGTAGTTCTCTGTGGGTGCAGGATTTCGGCCAGCAAATGGGCGAGGTCATGCGGGTGGTTTCGATCAGCGGCACCACCATCACCGTATCCCGCACTTCCAGCCGGGCCACCGCTCATGCCAACGCCGCTATGGTGCTGGTGGCGACCGCCCCTAACTGGTTCGTGGCGAAGGACCCCGCCGGCAGCTGTACCACTGCCGCCACCTATGTGACCCCGGTTATCAACATCAACACCGGAGTCCAGTGGGTGTGTA